ATCTGCAACGACTGCGGGAAGAACCTTGGCTTCATCGGCCGCATACGAGATGCCAGATAACCGAACAGGTGGCTCCTCCTCATCAGTGGGAGTTGTCCCAAAACGATCTTGACTGGCTCGCCGCCCGTCTCTCCATAGCAGTCTACGATACCAACAGGACGACCCCGGAAATGTCGGTCAGAGAGCTAAAGGAAGCGCTCCGCGACATTCCAGACATTGAAACCCTAACGATTGGCTATGCGCCGAACGGCAATCAGATCCTCCACGTTGCGGACAGGTCAATTGAAGTGAGCCCGGCAGCGAGCAATGAGGAAATCAGGCTTGCCCTCCAAAACCCGTTCATCAGAACCGAGAACACGAAGATCATGACCATTGCAGACCAGCTCAAGGCAGCGCGGGCCCAACTGGCGGAAGCCCGTCAAGGCGCATCCAATGCCGTTGCGGAGTCCGCTGATGCCTCGCGCGTTGTCCTCCAGGAAGCCCAGAAGGTCCTCAAGGAGGCGGCTGATTTGAGGGCTGAGGTTGCCGAGCTGACCAATGGCGGACCGGCGTGAACAAGCCGAAGCCAATTCACGCGCGCAGGATTGTCGGTCGATCGGTCTGGCGGGTCCCAGACACCGGTTATGTGACGCCGCGTCTGAGGGGATCAGAAACCAAGGACGCGATTGGATTTGTGCATTCATTCGATAGCCCAAGCGACCTGAACGAGGCCGCTCGCAAGTATATGGCTAACCGTCGTGATTAGCATCTCCCACTGGGGCTTATTCCCCATCCCCCAGCGTCATCTATCCCCATCCTGGTATCAACAGCGGCGGGATGGCTCGGCGTGGGAGATAGTATTCGGCTGAATAACTTAACTTGTATGCAACATGGCATTTGAGCCCGGAAATCAAGAAGCCAAGAAGGCAAATCACAAGAAGCCCCGCATTATCACGCAAAAGCTGATTGCGAGGCTGAATGACGCGGAAGGCGCGGCGTTGGATCGTCTAATCAGTGCTCTGATCGCCAAGGCCCAAGAGGGCGATGTGCCGGCGATCCGCGAAATTCTGGACCGCGTAGAGGGCAAGGTGCCGCAAGCAGTCATCGGCGGTGATGACGAAGACCCGGCCATTAGCATGATCCACCGGATTGAGAGGGTGATTGTCGATCCTCAAAATCGAGACGGCTAGGGCGTTCCAGCCGCTCCTGCATCCGGCGCGCTATAAGGGCGCCTATGGCGGTCGTGGCTCTGGCAAGTCGCATTTCTTCGGCGAGTTACTCGTAGAAGAATGCCAGGCCACGAAGGGCACACTAGCGGTTTGCATTCGTGAAGTGCAGAAGACGCTGGCGCAATCCTCGAAGCGCCTGATTGAAAGCAAGATTGCGGCGCTTGGTGTTGGCTCCAACTTCCGGGTATTCAACGACAAGATTGAGACGCCCGGAGACGGGCTGATCATCTTCCAGGGCATGCAGGACCACAGCGCCGAGTCCATCAAGTCGCTGGAGGGTTTCCATAGGGCATGGGTCGAGGAGGCGCAGACCTTATCGGCGCGCAGCCTGTCGCTGTTGCGACCCACCATTCGCGCTGACGGCTCAGAGATATGGGCGTCATGGAACCCGACGCGCAAGTCCGATGCGATTGATGATTTCTTCCGTGGTCCGCAAGGGCTGCCCAAGGGTGCCGTTCTCGTTAAGGCGAACTGGCGTGATAATCCGTGGTGGAACGATATCCTGGAGGGCGAGCGCCAGCTAGAGCTGGAGCGCTATCCGGAGCGGTACGACCACACATATGAGGGTGACTACGCTCGAGCCTTTGAGGGCGCCTACTTTGCGGCGCTCTTGGCGGACGCTAAGCGCAAGGGGCGGATTGGCATCGTTTCTGCCGATCCTCTGCTGCCTATTCGTGCGTTCCACGACATCGGCGGCTCGGGCGCCAATGCCGACGCTTACGTGATCTGGATTGTCCAATGGGTCAACCAGGAGATTCGCGTTCTCGACTACTACGAATCCGTTGGTCAGGTCCTCGCCTATCACGTCAATTGGATGCGCGACCGCGGATACGAAAAGGCGATCAATTACCTGCCGCACGATGGCGTGAACGAAAACAACATTGTCGGCCATCGCTATGTGGACCACTGGGAACAGGCTGGGTTCAAGGTCGAGCCGCCGGTAAAGAACCAAGGCAAGGGCGCCGCTTCGATGCGAATTGAGGCTGTGCGCCGGCTTGGGCCGAAGATGTGGTTCAACGACAAGACAACGGAAGACGGGCGCCAGGCGCTGGGCTTCTATCACGAAAAGAAAGATGAAATTCGCAATGTTGGTCTCGGTCCTGATCATGATTGGTCGTCGCATGCTGCGGATGCGTTCGGTCTGATGGCTATTTGCTACGAGGAGCCTGGCAGGCAAGCGAACTTTAACCGGCCGATCCAGTACGCCAACATGGGTTACGCCTGATGGCGAAGATGTCCACGCTTGAGCTTAAATCCATGCTCGCGGCGGAAAAGGCCGACGCTATGGCCGCGCTGGTAGCTGCCCAGCTATCGCAGGACCGCGCCACAGCGATGGAATATTACCTAGGCGATATGTCGCAGGACATGCCGAGCGTCGAAGGTAGATCAGAGGCGGTATCTACCGATGTGGCCGACACCATTGAAGGGCTGATGCCCAATTTGATGGACATCTTTGCTGGATCTGACGAGGTTGTCAGGTTTGAGCCGGTTGGGCCCGAGGATGAAGAGGCTGCCCAGCAGGAAACTGACTACGTGAACCATGTATTCATGCAGCAGAATCCGGGCTTCATGACGCTGTATGCCTTCATCAAGGATGCGTTGTTGTCCAAGGTCGGGATTGTGAAGGTCTGGTGGGAAGAGCGCGAGGAAGAGGAGCGGGAGACCTACTACGACCTTACCGAGGAACAGTTCATGATGCTGTCGCAGGCTGTTCTGCAATCGGGCGGCGCGATGAAGATCGTTGAGCATACGGTTAACGAGGCGAAAGAGCCCAGCGAGGCGACGATCTGATGTCTACCGATACGAAGATTCGGCTCTTATGGTGGGTCTGTTTGTTGAATTCCATTGGAATTTTGGCGCTTAGTGTCGCCGTGATTGGTCGCCACTAAATGGACGCCATGACGCCACCCGGCATGCTGGCACAGCCCAACCCGGTCACGCACGATGTCACCATCGTCACGACCCGCAAGCTGGCCCAAGCCAAGGTTATGGGCGTGCCCCCGGAAGAGTTCGGGATCGAGCGCGGCGCCCGCACGATCAAGGACTGCAACTACTGCTTCCATGAGATTGTCACCAAGACCGTCAGCCAACTAATCGATGAGGGATTTGACGAGGATCAGGTCAACAATCTTGAGGACTACACCGGCAACAATGAGGTTGAGACGCTTTCGCGTGATACGGTCGCGGAGCACTTCAATACTGCGCCGGCTGCCAACAACCCCGCTGCAAGGCTCGTCAAGTTCACCGAGCACTATATTCGGATGGACTATGAGGGCAACGGGCGGGCCTGCCTGTATCAGGTCATCACTGCCGGGACGCAGGGCGAGATCCTGAAGAAGGATGGCAAGCCCGCGATAACGCCATTTGACGCGATTCCGTTTGCCGCGACGTGCCCGGTACCGCAGCCGCATAGGTTCTTCGGCCGGTCGATTGCCGATCTGGTAATGGACATCCAGCGGGTGAAGACTGCGCTCATTCGCGGTATGCTGGATAACCTGTATCTGCACAATAACCAGCGGGTGGAGGTGGCTGAGCAATTCGCTGGCCCGAATACGCTGGATGACCTGCTTGTGTCACGCCCGGGCGGAGTGGTCCGCACCAAACAGCCTGGCGGCCTGAACTGGCAGACTGTGCCAGACATCACCGGATCGATCTACCCCGCGCTCCAGTACATGGACGCCACCCGCGAACAGCGGACAGGACTAAGCCAGCAGTCGCAGGGTATCGACGCCAACGCGCTGCAAAACCAGTCGGCAACGGCTGTTGCTCAGGTGTTCTCGGCCTCGCAGATGCGAACAAAGCTGATTGCGCGCATTATGGCCGAGGGCGTGCGCGACATTTTCGCGCTGCTGCATGGCACAATCCGCAAGCATGGCCAGCAGGAGCAGACGGTTCGACTGCGTAACAAGTGGGTTCCGATCAACCCCCGCGATTGGAAGACCCGCGACGATATGACGATCAATGTCGGGCTTGGCACGGGCGGCAAGGCCCAGCAGTTCGCCCAGACGATGGCGATTGCGAACGTGCAGAAGGAAATGATTGCCGGCGGCAAGGTC